GTATATGGTAGTGATAAACAACAGCTTTCATTAACTAATAGTAATGGTCAAACATTATCAATAGAATGGGAAAAGTAATTTAAGTTATTTATTATTCTTTAAACAATATTGTGTTTCAATAATATCTAATAACTTATTTATTATTCTATCTTGTTCGAACTTATCTAAATCTTTCCACATTGGAGACGTAGATAATATATCTCTTAGTTCTTCTTTGTATTCTTTATTCATACAGTATTAGACGTTTTGATGCTGAAATTGTTTGAAAATAGTTTGAAAAGAATATGTTTGTGTAAGTTAATAGAGATAAGTACGTTTAGTATTTGTTGGTTTATAAATAAATAATACAAACTTTGCTTTTTTTTACACAAAGTTTCTCGTGAGAGAACAAAGATAAGTTACGATAATTAAAGTTATCGTAAGCTATAATTACTCAGATTGTACTCAGCATTGGAAAAGGTAAGGTGGCCTTCAAAAAACTTTCCATATCGATTGGTTTGATTTTTTTTTCCAAATTTTAGGAACCGAGGGACCCCCGTCGGACTCTGTAATTAAAATTGTAACCCATTTAAACTGCAACACAAATCTCTTACGGAAATTTTTATGAAAAAAAACCCTGTAGCTAAAGACTTACGCACACCAAAATATAAACAGCGTGTAGTACAAAGCAAAAAAACATACGATCGGAAAACTGATCCATTTAAGGCGTTAGTTATTGCGATTAATGAAAAAGAAAAGAATAAAACAGAATATCCGGACAGCATGGGAAAAGGTGTTGTGAAAGGAAATGACGTAGCGGCGATTAGAGATATTTTAAATAAAAAGTGAAGATATTAATTGCGTGTGAATTTTCAGGCATAGTAAGATCGGCTTTTGAAAAAAAAGGACATGATGCTTGGAGTTGCGATTTATTATTGGCTGATGATAACGGACAGCATATTCAAGGAGATGTTCTACAACATTTAAATAAAGGTTGGGATTTAATGATAGCACACCCACCCTGCACATATCTTTCAAACGCTGGCGCTAGATTTCTTTATCCAACTTCAGGAGTTCTTAATAAAGAACGATATAAAAAAGGACTAGAAGCAAAAGNNTTTTTTTTAAAATTGCTTAATGCAAATATAGAAAAAATTGCTGTTGAAAATCCTATTTCTAGCAGAATTTTTAAAATGCCAAATTTTACACAAGAGATACAACCTTATGAATTTGGGCATCCTTATTCAAAGAAAACTCGATTGTGGTTAAAAGGTTTATCAAAATTAAAATCTACTAATATTATAGACAAAAAATATATAAAAACTTTTCTTCCTAGTAATTGTAGTGGATTTAAACACACTAATAAAAATAAAGGTAGATCATTTCCAAAAAATGATAAGGAAAGAAGTAAATTTTGGACAGGTATAGCAGAAGCTATGGCGGATCAATGGGGTTAAATGAAAATCACTATTCCGTATAAACCACGAGAACTGCAATTAAAAGTTCACGAAAGTTTAAAACGATTTAACGTTTTAGTTTGTCATAGGCGGTTTGGAAAAACTGTCTTGTGCATTAATGAAATGATTAAGAAGTGTTTGCAAAACACTTTAGCTAGACCTCGTTATTATTACATAAGTCCAACGTATGCCATGAGTAAAAGNGCGGCGTGGGACTACTTGAAAGAATATACAAGNGTTATNCCTGATATGTTGTTTCACGAAACAGAATTGAGAGCAGATTTTCCTACAGGTGGAAGAATACAATTACTAGGTTGTGAACGACCAGACAGCTTACGAGGTTTATATATTGACGGCGTGGTTTTAGACGAGGTGGCTCAAATGCCTCCCAGACTTTTTCCAGAAGTAGTGAGACCCGCATTATCTGACCGAAACGGCTGGATGATAGCGATTGGGACCCCCGCTGGACATAATTCTTTTTTTGACTTGTATAATCACGCATTACATCAAGNCGATTGGTANGCTGATAGTNTTAAAGCAAGTGAAACAGGAATTATATCTGAACTTGNATTAAACGAAGCAAAAGCATTAATGCCTCCTGAGGTATATGAAAGCGAATTTGAAGTATCATTTGACTCGTCAGCTATTGGTAGTATCTACGCAAAAGGTTTAACAAAAGCAGAAGAAGAAAAACGTATAACAAAAGTTCCTTACGATACGTCAGTTAAGGTTAATACGTTCTTCGATCTTGGAATGGCAGATGCTACTTCTATATGGTTTGTGCAACAAAAAGGATCAGCTTTTCATGTAATTGATTATGAAGAACACACAGGCGAAGGATTAGAATTTTACGCTGGATTACTACAAGACAAAGGTTATTTGTACGATACACATTATTTACCACATGATGCAAATGTGCGTGAAATTGGAACTGGTGTATCACGATTAGAAACAGCACAAAGTCTTGGACTTAGAACGTCAATTGTTCCTAAGCTAAGTATTGAAGATGGTATAAATGCGGTAAGACAAATACTATCTAAATGTTGGTTTGATTATGATAACTGCAAAGATGGACTAGATGCTTTACGTCAATATCGCTGGGCAACATCACAAAAAGGTGAAATAAAATCTAAACCTGTTCACGATTGGACTTCTCATAGTGCAGATGCCTTTAGGTATTTTGCGGTAGGTAATCAACAAACAACACAATGGACAAGTAAAATAGAATATCCGCAACAAGGAATAATTTAATAAATGGCAAAATTAACAAAATCAAAATTACTTTCATTAATTTCTCAAGAAGTACAAAATTCTTTAGGATTTTATTCAAGTGATTTAGCAACACAACGCAAAGAAGCAATAAAATATTATTTAGGAGAGCCATTAGGCAACGAAATTGAAGGGCGTAGTTCGGTTGTTTCACAAGATTTATTAGAAGTTGTTGAAAGTATTTTACCAAGTTTAATGCGTATGTTTACGCAACAAGATAAAATAGTTAATTTTGAACCAACACAAGCTGAGGACGTTCCTTATGCTGAACAAGTATCNGATTATTGTAATTACGTTTTTACAAAAGATAATAATGGTTTTAATATTTTGTATTCAATGTTTAAAACAGCATTGTTACAAAAAAATGGTTTCTGTAAAATTTATTGGAAAACATCTAATGAACAAAAAAAAGAATCNTATAAAAATTTAACAGAACCAGAATATCAAGCATTATTAGTTGATGATGAAGTTGAAATTATTGACGTAGAACAAAACGAAAAAAATATGTTAGGTCAAATTGAAATAACATATGATGTTGAATGTAAAAGAGTTAAAGATTATTCACGAGNACAAATTGATCCCGTTCCTCCCGAGGAAATTTTGGTATCTCGTAGAGCAAAATCAATAAAGGATTGCGACTTTATTGCTCAACGAGTTTCCAAAACTGTATCTGAGTTAGTTGATATGGGTTTTAACAAAAAAGAAGTTGAAAGTTTACCCACAGCAGAAGATCAAGCGTTTAACACAGAAGCTATTGTTAGACGTAGTTATGATGATGCAACCTCAGATATGGATTTATCTAACATTGATCCAGCTTTGCGTGTTGTTCAAATAACTGAATGTTACATGAAAGTTGATATGGATGGCGATGGTATCGCTGAACTACGAAAAATTATTGTTGGTGGTAGTGGTTACAATAATTATGTAATTTTAGAAAACGAAGAAATACCTGTTATTCCTTTTGCTATGGTAACAGCTATTCCAATGCCTTTTCGTTTTTTTGGTTTATCTTTGTATGAGTTATTGGCTGACGTACAGCAAATGTCAACTACCATAATGCGTCAAACCTTAGATAATATGTATCTCCAAAATGCCGCAAGAACAGTTGTTGTTGATGGACAAGCTAATTTAGATGATCTTTTAACATCAAGACCAGGCGGAATAGTTAGAGTTAAAAATCCTAATGCCGTTACACCAATGCAAACACCTAATTTCTTAAATGAGGGTCTTGCTATGATGCAAAAGATTGATGATCTAAAAGAAAAACGATCTGGAGTTCCAAAACAAAATACAGGATTAAATCCAGACACAATTAATAAAAGTCATACTACCGCAACGTCAGTTAATCAAATGATGGCTGCCGGAACCCAGCGTGTGGAACTTATTGCTCGTAATTTTGCAGAAGGAGTTAAAGATATTTTTAAAAATATATTAACTATACTTTGTGAATATCAAGATCAAGAAAGAATTATTAGATTAAGAGGAAAATTTATTCCAATGAATCCTAGAGAATGGACAACACGATATGATTGTA